GCGAAGAAGTCCCGCGATGGTGTCGTTATCTCCGCCTTCGTAACTTGCGGGCGCAGCGCGGCCATATCCCGAGCCTCCATTGGTGGACGGCATGGTCGAATTCCCACCGGCCCCGTCAGATGGTCCAGCCTGCGGTTCTGCGCCCATGCTTTTCATTGCGTCCAGATAGGTATCCATCCGCTTATTGCTCTCTGTGCGCTGCTCTCTGTCGGCCTTGCGATCACGAGAATTAGCAAAGCCTTCACCAAATCCGGTCAAACCTGACATGCTCATTTTGATTTACCTACGGCCATGTTCAACCCCACGCGCCAGCAACAGAGCCCAAGGCTTGACCAAAAGCGGCATATTGCGCCTGCTTGGCCTTCCATCCATCCATGCGACCATCAAACTCTTTGCCAAGGATATTAGCCTGCTGGCCATACCCGCCCATAGCGCCGCTGAACCCAGCCTGTCCCGACGCGTTGGAAAGCCCCATAGACGTGCCGGGGTTTACCGCCATGCCCTTACCCATGTTGATTGAGTTGGTCGTCATGGTTTCGGCTTTTGCGTCGTCCTGCATGATGGACTGCCTGCGCGCCATGTTGGACGCGCCCGCAGATGATAGGGCTTCTGCTGATCCGCGCGCACCGGCCATTGCTGCGTCACGTCCAGAATCCGGCCTTACTCCCATAGATCGAGAACGGCGGTCGTCAGAGTCACGCTGCAAGGCAAACTGCTGGCGCACATCACCAACGGCCTCGGACGCACGGTTATCAGCGTTCAGGCCTATCTTGGCAGGGTCTCGGGCCGCATCGGCTCTGGCCGCGTATGCGCGTTCCCTTGGGACATAATCTTCTTGGTATCGGGTCCGATCCTCGTCGGCCCACCTGTTTGTGACGTTAGCCTGACCGGTCATAAATTCCAGCATGTCTTGTCCGGTCTGTGCCGAAAGCTTTGCCGCTTCGCCCATTGCTGGGTCTGGTGTTGGTGCTCCGCCGCCGCTCATGACAAATCCGCCTTATATTCTTCGAGTGTTTCGTGGTGGGTGAAGAACCGACGGACATCCATGCTGACCTCACGCATGTAGTCTTGGCCTCGTGTCAGGTAGATCACAAAGGCAATCAGTTCAGCGTACCAATCACGCAAGACGTATGAAAACACCTTGTCGTTATCGCTGCCTTTTTCCAGTTCATTGGCGTCAAGCCATGCGTTGATACCTGTCACCAAGATAGGAACTATCTCGCTGCGGTAATTCACAAGGAACGGGTTGAGTGGCAGGCCAGTCAAGGCGACAAACAAGATGCGCGTCAGGTCGGCCTTGGTGACTTCTTTGTCTTGGTCCCAAAGGTCGTCAATGACCTCGCAGAAATCAAAAAACTGCAAGATAAACTCAATGGCGTGCCGGTCAACGATCCACTCATTGAGCTTTTCGTTTCTCATTGCACGCCAATCGCCCGAGTCGAACTCAGGAGAGTTTGTGGGGATAATGTCTTGTGGGGCCATCGGAAACTCCGTTTTGTCCGTTTGATTGGCCGCACGTCCTGCGCGTTTTGTGATTAGCTAAGGGTACATTGACATGACAATAGCACCTTCATCCCCTGTTACGCTAGGCCGTTTGCGATATTCAAACTGAAAGCCCGCCTTAAGGTAGCTGATTTGTGATTGAATGTTGCTTTGATCTACAGTGGCGACCAAGATCGCAAGGCCAAGTATCCTTGGGTGAAAGGCCAATTCTGTGTACGCGCCCACAACATCCTCAGTGATCGGCAAAGTCGATAGATTGAGGATTACAACATCCGCCGCGCTATCTGCAAAGTGCTGAAACACAGCAATGTAGGACGGATCTGATTCGCCCTCTTTGATTGCACCAAAGGCGATAGCGTCTTTGCACCAAGCGTTGATCCCTGCAAAGTTAAGTCGCATGGCAGACTCAAGCATATCGGCTTGGTTGGCTCTAGTTAATTTCAAAGGCATGGCAGGCCCCTTTCTGGGTCAGGTTGGCGGCTGTGGGAATACAACCGATAGTGGGTCGTCTGTTTGCTCTGTGATGTTCCTTAGGGCTGTTCGATATTCTATCCACTCTTGGCGCTTAGGCCCATCAAGAGGGCTATCTGTTGCCTGCGTCCAATCACTTGCGGTTAAAAAGGCGTGTCTCTGGCTTCGCACGCCTTGCCAAGCTAACATATTTTCCCGTTCAGCAATAACAGAAGATGGCTTTTTGACAACTCTTTTGCTCAGTATGCGATCATTGTCTGGGTCCACCTCCCTTGATTTTGCATGGTACACATGAAGGTCATTAGACCCATTCAACGGACCTTCATCAGGCAGCAAGCCGTCAGGCGCAGTGACCACTGATACAATTTCACCATTGTTAATGTTGTATATTGCGTACTGCTTCATTTGTATCTCGCCAAAAGTTGCAGTGATACTTGAGCTGTCATTGTGCTGTTTGCACCTATCCAGTTAAAAAGTATTGTTCTGCTGCCGGTAACGGCTGATGCTATCCGTGCAGTTCCAGAAGGTTGATCGTTGCCAAATCCCATATTAACGCGATAATCAATTTGTGTAGAGCCATCCATTATCTGATAACCCCATTGGAGCGCACCGGCATTATAACCCTGCTTTACGCTCCAAAAAATATACACATTAGCGAGATTGTTTCCAAGATTTATAGTTGCGGCTGCCGCAGCTTGAAGCGAGCCATTGCCAGTTATTGTGCTTCCTGTAGCAAAGACTGGGACGGTAATGGCATTGCCTGCAACCTTCAGGGTGTCAACTTGGAGGTCCCCTATACTTGCCCTCGTAACATAGAGGTCTTGGGCGTGAACGCCTGCTGGGATAAACGCCCCATTGACTGTGCGCCCTGCCGGATAGACGGCGAACGGGGTGTAATTGCCCTGCCCGCTGCTGTTCACAACGCGCAGCGACGAGTCATTGATGATGAAATCGCTTACTGCTTGGCCTGCAACCAGACTTGATATCAGTCCAAAGCCAGAAATGTGGCCGTTGTTGTTGATCCGAATGCCATAGGTAGCACTGACGCCATCTATCGAGACAATCAGCGATGAAATGGAGGTTGAATTTCCGTCAAGCGCCGTCTGAAATGTATCAAATTCACCATCCACTTCGGTCCCAAGCGTCTCGATGCCCAACATGGCTTGATCAAACAGCCTGTTATATTCTTCCAGCAAAGCCTCGGACTCAGTGTCGATCGCTGCAAATTGTGCTGCAACCTTTGCTCCTATGCTTCCAGGTCCGTTGACCCCGCTCATGGACCCGACTTGCTTTGCAACTTCGACCTTAATGCCTTCAAGGTCTTTGAACCGGACGGCGTGTTCCAGCTTTTCGCCACGTAGGCCCGCCAAAACCTCCGTTAGATTGATCGTTCGCTCTTCAACGGGGCTGCGTCGGCTGACAGCTTCAGGGGCGACGCTACGGCTCGCCTGAGGGACATTGACGCCCTCCCAAGGTGTACTTTCATCTACCATCATCCACCCACAAGCTCTGCAATGTCGCTGGCCAGACTTATTCCTGTCACAGCGGCATATCCTTCTATTTCAATTTCCCAAATATTTGCCAAAAAACCAGAAGGCAGGCGTGTGGCAATGTTCACATCGGTTGTGGTGTGAACCAAATTACCGTCAGCATAAATGCGGATTGTGCAGTCTGGGTCTGCTGGGGTCGACTTTGTGCCTGAAACGGGTTCTGTCTCAACAAGTATCGCACCAAAGTTATCGTATCCCGGCAAGACAATGCGACGGCCCCTCCAAGTCTGGCTTTCAATCGTTGCTCCGTTGCGCGGATCAAACTCTTTTACAACGGCATCGCCCTCTATGTAGAACAGCGATCCGGTATCAGGGTCGTAGGAAAGCAATGTGGGCTGAATATCGGCTTCGATAAAGAACGGCTGTGCCCCACTCAGGTCAACAATACCGAATTTTCGAGCACCGTTCGCAACAGGCTGATAAGTGAAATAATACCGCCCGCCCCGTTGTGATGCGCGGATGCTGGATGGACGCAGGGCTCGCCACTGCTCTTCTGTAAACAGGCTTCGAGATACGACATTGGCCCCGTTCTGGCTGATCACCACTATGCCTTCATATGAAGCATAGGCGACGGAATATCCCATATCGACAATACTGCTGCTGTTCAGGCATGGCAGTGTGCTTTCCAGCTTCTCCATTACCATTAAGGAAGGGTCGGAACCCTGCACTATAAACGGCGATCCTTTTGTAAGGACCGAGACGAAAACGCCGAACGCGCCAAGACCGATGATATCCGTGTCTGTGGTCATGCGGTATTTTATTGGCCATGCGTGCGGCTTGTATGGCTCGCAAAACATAAGCTCACGGCCATCAAACGCCGCCATAAGTCCGTTCGGCAGCGAAATCAAACCGCTCATATCATCTGATGGCGCGTTGTAGTCGGTGCTCGTAATCGGCTCATTCAGGAGTTCGTCAAAATTGTCATACCTTGTCGACCCTGCCAGTGCTACTACCAGTTCCGTAAGGAAGTAGAAGTCTGTTGTGCCCGAGAGGCTTGTCTTGGAGCGATAAATCCTGATCCTGTCAATTCCACGCCCTGTTTGCACAGGCGCAGGCACGCTATATGACACACCGTCCATCGTACCCACTTTTACCAATGTGGATGATGGGGCTGGTGCGCTTTCCTCGTCAAACTCGGTGACGTAGGTGTATGTGTAGGTAACGATTTCCTCTGTCGTCGCATAGTCTCCGGCTTCAAATGGTGACTTGCTAACGTCAGGGAACACAGTGAAGAAGTCCGTGATCGTTGCACTGCCATGCGCGCCGTGTGTGCCAACTGAGTAATCTACATCCAAAATCAATCCAAATCGGCCGGCAGCGCCAGAAGGTCGGTTGCGATCAAGTCGGTAAACCCGAATCCTCAGTGTTTCGGCAGCAAAGCTCAAGCCTGCCAGAACGACTTTCTCGCCATCTATCCTGATGATAGCGCTAGAAGCGTCTGATGCGATGGTTTCTCCGAGGTCAGACACCGCGCTATAACGGTAAACAAACTCTTCATCTACATAACCGGCAACAGGTGAATTCACAGTTACGGCGGTCAAGGTGGGCGCGGCCCCAACTGATTGAGATACCTTTGCTACTGTCGCTTGAGCCGTGGGAGCATAAACGGCAAGGTCATAGTCGGTGCCGCCAACTCGCATCTGCGGTATTCCGCCTGCACCAGTAAAATACAATCTGTTCTGAGCTACGGGTCCCGAGGTCGCATAAACGTCGGCCTGATCAAAGCTGATAAAGCCTCCACTGTGCTTCAGGAATGTCTGGGGTGCGGTGGCAAATGTGTGCGCGACAATAGGCGCTTTAATTGGGCCAATCGATCCATCCTCAAGCCGTGTGTTATTCGCAACCTGAGCATAGTTTGCAGGAAGTAGCCGCGGTTGAAGTCTGGGAATTGCGCCTTTTAGGTCCGCAGCACGTATCAGCATAGTTTACCTCACATCCAACGTGGTTTTACGCGAATAGGTGCGCGCTGTTGGCCGCGCATGTTCGATGCAAAGTGCTTGTTGCAAGCATCATCGAACGCGGCCTTGTGCACCCCAGCCATTTGCGGGTCCGTAAAGTCCTGCTTGTTGGTAGACATAATGCGCCATAGCGCCCCGTGCGCCAACTTTTCAGCATATTGCGTGACCATAAATTCCGGCAGCACGTTGTATGCGTCTGCAAGGGGGTCTTCTTCGTCCAGACCGATCGCTTGGCCATGGCGGGGCTTAAGGAAGCATGAGACGCGAAGGACGCCAGCCTCAAAAGGATACACAGACACGGTGCCGGGCTTAATCTGCGTAATGTATTTTGCCGTGCCGGTGTTGGTCTCGCCTGTCAATTCGTCAGGGTCAACGTCCGTGAATTGTGTTGGCGTCAAAACATTGCCGTTCAGCGTGGCCTCTTCAAACTCATGGATTGTTGAATTGATCGTGGCCAGATCACATCCATTCTGGCTTGATATCGTTTTTTTGAACACCTGCCGCCAGCACCTTGTTCGCTCACAAAACTCGATCACTGCCAGACGAGCTTGAAACTCGGCGTAGGGCAGCGGCACGGTAGGCACTTGGGGCAATATGTAGGGCATCAACTGGGATACGCTGGTAGTCATTGAAAAGGACATCGCTTATCCCTCCGCGTTTGCGGCTGCAAGTGACATGCCGTTTTCTGATTGGGAGAAAGTCGTCACGGACTCGCGGAATAGCTGGAAATGGGCGGCTGCTCGGGCTGCTGACCCGGCCACGCGTCCATCCTTCGAGTATGCGCGATAGATCACGTAATCGACCAGTGGGTTCATATAAACGTCTGGCACGTCCATGGCGTCCGAGTAGCTGGCCAGTGTGTTCACGTCTGACCCTGGTGTGGGGCTTTGGGTTGGGTATGCGCCTACAACCGCCTCAATGATCCCATTGCCATCGTTCCCGGGTGCCACATAGAATTTATTGGGGTCTGCGATGTCATGGATCACATGCACAACCTTTTTGGCGAACGGCACTACGGCAGGATCTTGCCAAGATGGGATATGGCTGTCCATGATTGACCGAGATTCAAGGCGCCGGATCGCGCCGCCCCCAGTCGTTGACGTTGCCATGTTGCGCGATACGCGTGAAAGGATTGTGTATTCGGCGGGGAGGGTCTGCAAAGTCCCTTCTGCCATGGTGAGATTGACGGTCTTCGATACCGCGTTTGGCTTGATCGTGACAATCTCGCGCATCCCATCGTTCACATAGCCGTGCAGTTCCGGCAATGGCCAGCGAACATTGGATGTGTCTTGGAGGGTCGTAGATGCCCGCGTCAGTACGTCTAGGGTCTGGAATGTCACGCGGGCTTCTCCGTAGGTAAAGAGGCCAGCTTTTTAGGCGGCCTCGGTTTTCTCGTCGCGTGTAGCCTGAATGCTTCCACGCATTGTATCTGCCTTGGCGGCAGGGTGAGGTTTGCGGCCCACTTCATCTTCGTACACTGTTCTTAGCTGGCTGTCGTCCATGTCTTCAAGGGCAACAATTTTGCCATCTGCGGATGGGTCCTGTGGTTCCAAGACTGCATGTTCAGGATCAGGTGCGGGCTCAACGGCTTCGGGATTAGGCGCAGGATCAACCGGCTCAACTGCAACCGGTTCATCTGCTGCGGGATCGGGGGG